GCTACCAGGCCAATGCACAATTGGGAGTTATTAGTATTCAAACAAATGGTGATATCACCTTAACTTTATGATAAATTAACCACATGGAAGGACTATACGATTATAAAGGCTGGTTCTGGGATGATGTGAATCAGCGATTTTATCGTTGGCATGAATTAAAAATATTAATGCGAGAACGAGAACTAAAGAAACAAAAAAATGAAGAATCTAGAAACAGCAAATAAAGGAATAAAATCGTTGGCAAAAGAAGAACCAGCTTTGGTAGAAGAAAGGTTTGGTTATGATGTCCCAGGTTATATGTATGGCGGCATAGCAAAGTTTCAATATGGTGGACCTGCTGGAATGTTTAACATAGATCAAGATTACATTAGAAGATATTACGAAGATATTTTAGGAATGGATATTGATGATCTTGGCGAAGAAGATAGCGAAGAAGCTATGGCCAATGCACTTGCTAGAGCTTATGGTGCACCATCAGAAGGCATAGGGTCTTACGCTAGATCAATGGGTTACAGAGATACAACACCTGGCGCTCCAATCAGCATTGATGCTCAAGACAAAACACCAGATGCATATAGATTTTATCCATCTGAAGTATCTAAAATTTATGCACAAGCCAAAGGCGTACCTTTCTCTCCATTGGTAGCACCTCCAAAAGAAGCCACCTTTATAGATGATCTACAACCTAGACGTATAGCCAGTCAGTTATATGCAAAAGATGGTGCTTATGTTCAAGCCTATGCATATGGCACAGGCGAGATGGGCGTTGAAGATTTTCCTGAAAGAGATCAATTAGTTACAGGACCCGGTGGTGAAAGAGGCGATAAGATACCAGCCATGTTAAGCGATGGCGAGTTTGTGACTAACTCAGCAGCAGTTAGAGGTATTGGCCTTGCAGCTGGTGCAGATCCTAACGATGAATACGAACAAAGATTATTAGGCGCTCGTGAAATGTACAAGATGCAAAAATTCGGAGAAGAAATAGCTAAAAAACTTGTATGAATCTAACCTTAGAAAGGGTAGAACCTAATCCAGAAAATGGTAAACGCATAGCTGATTTTCTAGCAGAAAACTTTTGGGCAGAACATTCTCTTTCAGGCGAAGGATCTCCATCCATTGAGTGGGGACGAGCATCCTCTCATATAAATCATTTCTTGTTTAACGGTATTGTGTATAATGTACTAGATGGTGATACAATCATTGGTAGTATTGCAGCAGGACCAGATGATTATTGGTGGTCAGCAGAACAATACATTGGCGATGGTTGGTTTTATGTTTTACCTGAATACAGAAACTTAAAAAACCAAATCCCACCGTCACATCTTTTAATAGATGCAGTAATAGATTATGCTAAAGAGCAAGACAAGCCTTTGATTCTTGGCATTTTTAACCTAGAAGGTGTAGAAAGAGCTAAGAAACTTTTTGACAAAAAAGGCTTTCACCAGATAGGCGGTATGTATTATAGGAAATAAATAGAAGATGTGTCTAAGTAGTAAAACAAAAATGGGTCCAGAAGCACAGGTTATTACTGCGCCTCAGACTGGTTATTCTTTTGTTCAACCATATGCAGAAGATTATTCTCGTAGATTACTAGCATCTTACTTTGGCGCACCTGGTGAATACGAAGGTCTTATATCTAGACCAAGAGATATTCCTATCGAGCAAACTGCTGGGCTTACTCCTTTACAAATCCAAGCTCGACAACAAGCAGGCCGACTAGGAGAATATCAACCTTATCTAACCGAAGCTGGTCGACTCTTCGGTAGACAAGAGAGAGCTTTAGATGAAGCTTATGGATATTTGCCGGGTGCCCGTGAAGCAGTTAGTGGTGGCCTTGGTGCATTAGCTAGAGCTGAAGAAACAGCTATGGGTACTACAGGAATGTACGATCCATCTATGGCTCGAGGTTTTTATAATCCATTTGAAGAGCAAGTTGTTCAACAAACATTGCAAGACATAGGCAGACAATCAGCTCAAGCTGACATAGGTCTTAGAGATCAAGCTGTATCAGCTGGAGCCTTTGGTGGCGCTAGAGGTAGAATTACTCAAGAAGAATTAGCACGTCAAACAGGACGTGGTGCAGCTGAGGCTGTCTCTGGAATCAGAAGCGCTGGGTTTGGTCAAGCTCAACAACAAGCGCAACAAGCATTTGAACAACAACGTGGTGCTCAACAAGGACTTGCATCTATGCAAGCAGGATTGGGTGGACAGCAAGCACAAATAGGTCAAGCTCTTGGTGGGCTTGGACAATTAGCTGCTGGCATGGGTGGACAGTTTGGACAGATTGGCGGTGGGCTAGCAGGACTAGGTCAACAAGCTCAAGGTCAACTAGGAAGTCAAATTAATTTACTCAACCAACTCGGTCAGCAAGGCCAGGCTACTCAGCAAGCAGCTCTATCAAGACAGTTTGCTGGAGCGCAACAGCTTGCAGGCGAGCCAATGCAAAGATTATTACAAGGACAACAATTACTTGCTGGTATGCCGACAGGTCAAATCAGCGGTGGCACACAAGGAAGTCCTTATCAGCCACAAAGTTATCAGAAGCCTAGTGGATTCTCTCAAGCGCTTGGAGCACTTGGATCAGCTGCTAGTATTTATATGGCTTCAGATGTAGAACTTAAAGAAAACATTAAGAAAGTTGGCGAGCTAGAGCCAGGCGTTGGTTGGTACACATGGGACTGGAATGAAACAGGTAAAGCAATAGGAGTTGAATCAGAACCAACAGAAGGTGTATTAGCGCAAGAAGTTCTCGAAGTTAAACCTGATGCAGTTATGGTCAAAGATGGCTACTACGCTGTAGATTACGGAAGGATATTATAATGTACGGAATCATGTCAGGACTAGAGCCAAGAAGATATGCTGATGGCGATCTAGTACAAAAAGCTTTACAGTTAGGCGTTCAACCTTTTGGCATGAGCGATGAAGAAATCATGCAAGCTATCATGCAAAAACAAAAAGTTGATGATATGTCTGGTGCTAGTGGAGATATCGGAAAGGGTTTGTCAGCTTTAAATGAAAATGTAAAAGATTATGTGTTTGATTACACAGATCCATTAGAGTATGCAACGATTCCATTTGTAGCTCCAAAACTAGCAATGAAAGGTAGAAAAATTTTTGACGCAGTTAGAGGTTCTGGAGGCGCACTTTCAAAAAATTTAAGAGGTATTGGTGCATACATTGGCACAGACATTCTAGCGCGTGATGTCATAGGTTACGAAAATCCATTTGGAAAAGATGCACAAGACGAAGCTGCAGAAGATCTAGCAGAAATGCAAGACAATGAATTTATTGACTTTGAAGAAGATGGAGGCATAGCTCTTGATATAGAGGGTATGTCACCAGAAGATATTGCAGCTGAAATAGGAGATAAAAAAACTCCATTTGATAAAATGAAAGGACTAGCTGCTTTTGCAGAATTTGCTAGTCAACTAGGAACGTCTCCCGGAGATACTCCAGAAATGACAGGTGGACAGTTTATTCCAATAAGACCTTTTGAAGCTCCAGGCGTAATGAGAATGGCTGATGGTGGTATAGCTCAATTTGCACTTGGAGGACCTGCAATTAAAAAAGCTATTGCAGCAGGTGTAAAAAAAGGAATATCTGCTTTAGATAAACCAATTCAAGCTATAAAAAAAGAAGTAAAAGCAATTAAGGAAGCAAGAAAAACTCCAAAAGCATCAACAAAAAAATCAGACAGCACAGACTTAGTTATTTATGATGATGCGGCTGCCGCTGCTAGAACTACAAGAGCTCCTAGTGCATTAGATGCATTCCCACCTTTATTAGGTGGTACAGCAGTCGCTGCAGGTAAAGCTCTTAAGTCTGCTGGAGAATCTCTTGGTAGAAACAAAGCAGCTATTGGAGCTGGACTTCTTGGCTATGGTCTTCCAGCCGCTGGTGCTTATGGACTATATAAAGCTGTTACTGGCAAAGATGATAAACCACCTCCGCCTTCGCTAAAAATAGCTGATGGTGGTGGAGACAAAGATGTTTTAGATGCAGACTCATCACTCAGAGACTTTAACTATGCTAAAGCATTAGAAAGAGCTCAAGCAGCTGGAAGAACTAAACCTACTTTTGTAGACTACGTTGCATCTTTCCCAGCAAGTTACACTGACAAGCTTGGTAGAGATCCTGAGTTTGCAAAACAAATGATGGCTGGCTTCGTAGCTATGATGACACCATCAGAGGGTATTGTTGAAAGAAGCGGTCTTGCTGATTTCGCTGGCGGCGTTATGGCAGAACAAGCAAGACAAGAAGGAGAAGTTCCTGATCAGATTAAGTTACTTGAAGCGATACAAAAAAATCCAGAAATTTTAAAAGCTATGAGACAACTTAACGCAGAAGCCTCTGATCCAATGGCTGACGCAAATGCAATAGCACAATTAAAAACATTACTTTTAAAAGATCTTTACGGAGAAGATGCTTATGAAGATGATGATGTTATTTTAGACTCATCAACTGGTCGAGAACTAACTGATCTTGAATTATTGCAAATGTATAAAGACTCAGGCGGTAATTACAATACTGTTAGAGCAAACATAATGGCAAAAGCAAAGGTGTAAACTAATGCCTATTATTACACTGGCTAATGGGCAAAAAGTTTTTATTGAAAGCGATGATCCAAAAGAGATAGAGAAAGCCTCTCAAAAATTCATAAAAAGAAAATCTAAAAAATCTGACTCTGTTATTGGAGACATAGGCCGAGGCATAGTAGCAGGTGTTGTTTCTATACCTCAAGGTATTGCAACCATACCTACAACTGGCTTAGATCTTTTGTTTAACACAGATGTGACTGATGATGTAAACGAGTTTTTTGAATCAATTAAGCCAGACGTGGGTGGCACAGCTGGTAAGACCGCACAAATGGTTGCTCAGTTTGGAATACCAGGTCTTGGTGTTGCAAGCGCTATATCAAAAATGACTAAGTTGCAACAGCTAGGAACTCTAGCTGCGGTAGATGCAGCTGTAGCAACTGATGATGTTGATACGTTTGCTGATATGTTGTTTGATAAAGAAAGCGATGAAGAAAGATTAAGAAATTTAGAAGGCAGAGATGCTGCGCTAGCAAGACTTACAGAAAGATTACAAGTTTTAGGTGAAACTGCTGCTGTTATGTATGCGGCACCAGTTGCTGTATCCGGGGCTGTAAAGGGTATTGGCGCTGGGCTTGACTTGGCTGCTCCATATATGAATGCAATAGCTAAAGCTACTCCTAAGTTTGGAGATGGCACTGCTGCTTTAGCTTCTGCAAATAAAGCTGACAAAGGCGTTGTAGATTATCTAAAAAAATATTTTACTTATGGCGGTAAATACGAACAAACAGCAGCAAACAATAAATACATCATGGATGCAATGCAGGCCAAATCATTTTATTTAGCTTCACTTGTTAATCCAATCAATGACTCTATGAATGCTGTTAGAAGAACTCTTGAAGATGCAGTTTCAGTAGGTGGCAAAATGAATTCTCAAGATGCTTTAGAAATAACAAAAGCTATGTCTACCTATAGAGCCCCTTTATTAAAAGTTGAGAGAGAGTTTCCAAATCTTACTGGTAAAGAAAAGAAAGCTAAGATGATTGAGTATCAAAGAGAAGCAATGAAAAAGATTAAGAGCTTTGAAGGTCCCGGAAACAAAATTGATTATGATGCTTTAGGAGTTCCCAAAGGCAACGAGATATCTAAAATCATGGAAAATAATCAAAACATGTTTAAATTAGAACAACAAGCTATTTTTGATTTTAGTGATCCAGACGCTACCATATCAAGATTATTAATACCAAAAGAATTAAGAGAAGCAATCGGAGAAAATGCAGGCTTGTATGGAACAACTGTATATAGATCTATCATAGATAAAAATTTTAGAGTTAGTCCAGAATTAAGAAAAAAAGCTGTTGATGAATTATTGGCTAAAGTAGATGGAATCAGAACTCCACAACAAGCAAATGATGCATTTGAATTACTAACCAATCCAAGGTCAGCAGACACTCCATATCAAACACCTGAGCTTTTTGTAGAGGGTATTAAGTTTGGGCAACTTCAAGGCAAAGATTTAAAAAATCTACCAGCTGTTAGAAAAGCGATGGGAGAAGTTACTGCTCTTGATTATAATAAACCGGGAGAATGGAAAAAAGCTTTGCAAGATGAAGCAGTTGCTGCATCATCTACTATGGCCAAGCTTGCAGGTTTGTCAGGAAGAGCCAAAACTTTTGATGATATAAGAAATTTAAATCAACTTAACATTGACCAAACAGGAAAAGGTTTTTTAAAAAATCCTGAAGAAATATTTGTAAATACAAAAGGAGAACCAGATCTTCCTCTTGGAGCAAACAATAAAGTAAAGCTTCCAGACGAAACCACGATTGATGGAGTCTTATACAAAAGATTTAAAAAAGATGCTGGTGCTTTAAGAAACACTTATGCACCAAAAGTTTTTCATGACTCTTTAATGGAAACAACAACAGACTGGCTAGCAAACAGTCCAACTCCTTTAAAAAAAATCTATCAAGGATTGCTTGGTCTAAAGGCTTTATCTCAATATGGTAAAACTATTCTTGGTCCAACTGCTCAGATAAGAAACAACACCAGTGTTCCTTTCATGGCTTTAATGAACGGTAACCTTGGCCCAAGTGGAAGATTTACTGATAATTTTAAGATGGCTTTTTCTGGAATATTTGATCCAAGAAAGAAAGCTCAATATGCAAAAGAAATTGCAGAAGCTAGAGAATATGGAGTTATGGTTGGCAAAGGAACACAGCTTCAAGAACTTTCTGATATTGCTACTTTTGCCACAGATGATGTAGCAGTTTTAGCTAAAGCAAAATCACAAGCTGTCTTTGATGTTATGAGAAAACCCCTGTCAAAAGCAGAAGGAGTTTACACAGGATCTGATAACGCGGCCAGGATGATTAACTTTAGCGGAGAAAAATCTAAGTTTGGTAAAGTTATAGCAAAGTCTTCAGATGCAGATTTTGTTCCTGTTAGCTCTGGAAAAAACATGGCTGATCCAGACATACAAAAACTTATTAAAGCAGATGGAACTGTAAATGTTGGAGAGTTAAAAGCTGCTGGCAATGAGGTTGTGGATAAATTTATTAAAGGTGAATCTGCTGACATAGCTTTAAATGTAACACCTACTTACTCTAGAGTTCCAGAAATAGTTAAGTCATTGAACTATGTGCCAGTCGTTGGTAACTTTACAGCTTTCCCGGCTGAAGTTATTAGAAATTCTTTAAATACTTTACAAAGAGCAATTAAAGAAATAGCAAGCAGTAATCCAGAGTTGCAAAAAGTTGGCGCACGAAGATTGGCTGGCGGCCTAACAACAACAGTTGGCATTCCAGCAGGGCTAACAGCAACAGCACTAAGCATGACTGGTGCTGACAAAGAACAACTCGATGCATACAAAAGATCTTTTGCTGCACCCTGGGAAAAAACAGCGACTATGATTCCAACAGGCACAGATGCACAAGGAAACATTACAGGTTTATATAACTTTAGTTATACCAACCCATATGATTACTTGCAGAAACCTTTTAAAGCAGTAATGAATGCTTATGCTAATGGCGAAAGAAACGAAGCCGGGCTAATGGATATTGCAACCAATGCATCTGTTGACATGGTTGGTGAGTTTGTCAGTCCTTTCTTATCTCCAAGTATGGGTGCGAAAGCTTTATATGAATCCACTTTAGTTGGTAAAACAGAAACTGGTAAAACTATTTATAACGAATCAGATATGCTGGGAGAGAAAATGGCAAAAGGAACATTGCATTTCTTTAACGCAGTAGCACCAACAATTACACCTATAAGAGCTGAGATAGATGCAGATGGTGTTCAAATTGTGCCTAAAGATTTTGTTACAGCCGCAGCTTCATTAGCTACAGGTAAAGAAGATTTAATTAGCCCAAGAGGAAAACCTATTGATGTTGCAGAAACAATGGTGTCAGCTTTTTCTGGTATTAAAGTTATTAAACCTCAGATTGATAGATCTCTTTACTATAAAGCAGCTGAAGCAAAAAGAGCTATTAGAGAAACAACCAATGAATTTAATAGATTGTTAAGATCTAACAACAGAAGAGACGCTGAAGATTTTATTCAAGGTTATATTAATACCAACGAAGATAGATATAATTCTTTAAGAACTCTTTACACAGCCATTGAAGATGCAAGAACTTTGGGTCTTGAGGACTATGAAATTAGCGAACAATTAAAAATTGCAAAAGTTGCAAACAGAGATGCTGTAATGCTTGGTTTATTTAATCCTATTGAGCCAAACCAAGATGTTATTGACTTTGCAATATCTGGCACAAAAAGAAAAGCAGCTCAACCAGTTCCTATTGCTGACCTCGGACTTTCTCAAATAGATCTAACAGGGCAAAGTCTTAGAGGACAATTTCAAGATCCAAGAAACAAACCAGTCGCTCCACCAGTTAGAAGAGCAGCAGATGTATTAAGAGAAGAAGAGATAAATAAAATATTAACAGGCAGACCCTAGAATATATCAACTACTAGCTCACATCTAGGATCATCTTTATCTACCCCACCAAACTTATAAACAACTTCCTTTACTTGTTTGAAGTCATCGTCTTGTATAATCCCGGCTTTAACCAAAGCATCACAAGCAAACTTATCTATGACTGAACATGGATTGCTTATGTCAAGCCTTCGATTACTCCTAGCATAGTAGGTGTAAGTCAATCTAACTGGCTCACTAAACTTAGGTAAGTCTTGTATTTTTTCTACGAGATCTTCTGAGTATATTTTTTTTGCTGTAGATAAAACTCTATAGTGTGCGTTTCTATAGTTGTTAAGATTTAAAATAAATTTTTTTTTCTTTGAATAGTAAACATCCAAAGGTAGTTTGATTTGCATTAGGTTGATGGCCTAGTTTCAATCCAAGGTCTGATCTCTTTAATAGAAGCGCCATTAAATATCTTCTTAACTTTATCGCAAGTCTCCAAGATCTCTTCTGGGAATCCACTGTTTACAACTTCAATTAATTCTTTGCTAGAAAAAAAGTTTTCGCCTGGCGTGTTAAGGTTCTCGGCTACGTTAACAAATCTAATCTTGTCCTTCTCATACAAAACCATATCGTCATCCTTCTCCATAACATGAGCTGGTATTAACTCAGGTATAAAGTTATGTCTTGCACAACCTTTGGTTTGTCTGTCCTCACTAATCTTTCTATCGTGCTGGGTGCAATGCCAATGTGCATCTCCCTTCTCAATATCAACCTTAGCAAACCTACAAGATCTACAATGAATCTTAGGTGGCAGTGCTCTACCTAGATAACAGGCTTGTTGGCCTGGTGTCATGTAGCTTTTGATTCGGTAATCTGTTTCTGGTATGTAGTTATCTGGTGGTGCCTCTGCTAGTAAAATACTTTTTGCTTTCTCTATCAAAGAATCAAAAGCATCACTATCATACTGAATGATTTCAGTATATAAGTCTGAGTTATTTTTGTTATAAACAATTGCAATGCATTGAGTAAATTTAAACAAGCCCATGTATAAATGTAACTGGGCGGCATACTCTTCCGACCAATCACAATAACTACCAAGCTTTACTAAGTTGTTAAAGCGATTGTCGTTAGCTGTCTTGAACTCTAATAAAAATGGATCCTTGGTATCAATCCCTGGAAAGTTTTGCCCTACGCCATCGATATGGCCTTTGACGTGACCTCCTAATGTCTCTGTCTCAAACTGCTTACCATTGCGAGCAACGTCAAAGATCTGAGCACCAGGAATTTTTCTAAGCTTTTTAATAAGATCATCCTCAACCACGTTGCCTAGATCAAGAAGCCTCAAGACTCTAGCAGGCATATCATCAGGCATAAGCCAGCGCCAACGCATCCAAAGTAAACGTTGATTAGGATTGCCTATCTGACTGATACCTAAATAAAATCTTTGATGTTTTTTTTGTTGCAGTTCAACATCATCTAACAAATGGTTTATATCTTTCATAGATCTATATCCTCATTTTGTTTGGTTTTAATTCCAACAACGTTCTCATACTTACCTTGCTTTTGCACAATGATCTCAGAGATTGTATCAAATGCACCGCTGTTAATTAATTCAGCAGCCATCCATGGTTGACTTGGTGATCCCCACTTGGTAGTAATTTTTTTCCACTTACGCACTGCCATATTATGTGCAGTAGGATGACCAAACATTAGTGGCATCTTCTTAGGAAAGAACTCACCTTCTACTGTAAAGACTACCTGACAATACTCACTGCCATTTTTAGACTTTACTACAGACGCGTAGATGTCCGTGATGGGTTTATTTTTAGGAGCTGATGCTTTTCTTTCATCTGATAAAACAGCTTGCTTATCAGCCTTGGTACGCCTTGCTACTTCCCTTTCCTTCTTGGTCCAAAGAACTTTTGATTGTGTTGACTCAAACACTTGACCGCACTCAATACATTCTTTAGCAGAAGGTGAGTTGATAGCATTACAACTTGCACAAATCTTAGGCTTGTATCTTCTGGGCAGACTTTCGCCAGGCTCTACCTCATCTAGACAGCCATGTCTAGCTACGTTCTCACCATAGTCAAGAAGCAAACAGTTCTCTTTGTTATCATGCAATCGCATACCACGTCCACACATCTGCACATAGAGTCCAACACTTTGCGTTGGTCTAAGCAATGCTATACAATCTGTTCGCGGGGCGTCCCAGCCTTCGGTTAAAACCCCAACATTGCAAAGGGCATGAAGCTTGCCAGACTCAAAGTCCGCAAGAATCTTATCCCGGTCTTGGTTGGGCGTCTCCCCTGTAACCACAGCAGCATTAATTCCATGTTGCTTTAGGTACTGAGTCATCTTCTGTGCATGGAGAACGGAAACACAGAAAAACACCGAGGCTGTTCTGCCTTTTGTATAGGCGTTATCAATCCAATCACTTATAACTTCAATGATGGTTTCATCTACCATCGCTATGTCTTCTAATTCTTTTTCCCGGAAGTCTCCACCTTTGAACTTTAAACTAACTTTGCCAGCATCAATGATGGCATTGTCGTTAACAGCAAAGGCAGACAATCGGCACAAGTAACCTGCTTGTATTAACTCTGGTATCGATACACTGTAGGCAAGACCTTTAAAGAAATGATCTTTACGATTGCCATAGATGTAGCCTTGACCCATGCGATAAGGTGTTGCAGTACAACCCATGACCTTCATGGACTGGCGTTCTGATAGAGTGTCAATGATCTTCTTGTAGCGAGTCAAAGAACTAGGTGGCACGTTGTGTGCCTCATCAATAATCATGTAATCAAACTTGCCAACCTTTTCTAATCTCTTGGGCGAAGCCAAGGTATCGCGACTGGCAACTAGAATTTGTGCATTGTGTTGAAAGCGTTTCATACCAGCAGCGAGTACACCCACCGGGGCATCTGGCCACACAGATTTTAGTTTGCTTTCAGCTTGAGCAACCAACTCTTTTCTATGAGCCATGATAAGAAACCTGGCCTTGGGGTTTTTGTTAAAGACTTCTTTAATAAAGTGTGAAAATATAATGGTCTTACCAGCCGCTGTTGGTAAGGCAATAAGCGCTGGCTCTTCAGGCTTGGTATCAAACCAAGAGTGAAGAGCATCTATAGCGTTGCGTTGGTAGTATCTAAGTTTCAATGAATGACTTTCTTTTGATCACGAGGTTGTATCAAAAGCTTCATTAACTCTTCATGTTCATAAGATTCGAGGTTATCCATTACTACCGTGGATAGTAATTGCATAGCATCATAAGGTGTGTGTGAAAATTTAAAAGACAATTCAACACAGAATCTTGCGAGAGTAACTACAGCTGCTTTAGTATCTAAGTCTTGTCTAGACCAATCATCGATGCACATGTGTAAATCTTGCATCACTTGATCACAGGTTCTTTCATCTAAAGAATCTAAGGAATTTTCTTTGTCTGTCATTTTGTCTTTCCACATTTAATAAGGTTAGTTTAGCATCTTTTACTTTCTGGTCGATGTCAGTTGGCAAACTATCAAATGTTTTGTCCAAAGAATTCAACAAAGATTCCATTACATTAATGAGGTTGTTGGCCTCTCTTTTGTCTATCATCATATCTTTTCTCCAAAAAAGATGGGAATATTATTCCCGGTTTAGTTATAATAAAAAGGCGAGGAGTAACCAAAGCAAGGTTCAGGTCATTCATAGCTTTAGTTACTCGCTCGAGGATTTCACCAACAACATCACTCTCTCCTTTTAATAGGTCGACCTGTTGCAATGTCATGGTGAAAATCATTTACTTATCCCAGTCAAAAGGATCTTCTTCTGTTGAAGCATTAGCACTAGGTGCTGGAGCTGGGGAAGGGGAAGACGTTGCAGACGAACCGCCAGCTAAAAACTTAGCGATAACATTCTTATCTTCCCACTTCGTACCATCACCCTTATCTCTGCCTTCTTCAATACGAAGGTTGGCATTGAAAGGGACACTCATCATGCTTTCAAGATCCTCCAAACCGAAAGCTTCCATATCAGGATCCATGCCCATGGCTTTTCTCCAGTTACGAAGCTTTCCTTTAGAGACGTTTAGTCCGTTGCCCTCAAGCATAAAGTTTTCCCAAACTTTTCTACCTTGGTACTTCGGTCCCACAACTTCATAAGTTACACTCAGCATCCTATGACCTGTGGCTTTACTGTTTTTACTTTCCCATGATGCTGCAACCATTTCATAGTCTCCAGCAGGCATAGGCCCAATTGAACCAGTGTCTTCTTCGACATCAGTTAAGTTTAGATTAAATAAATCATCCGACATTTTTCTTCTCCTTCATTTTAGATTTTAAAGATTCTTTGAAAGCAGTCATGAATGCGTTGAAGTCAAGATCTAATGGGGCGTTACCCAAGTCAACTCGACTCTTTGCATCGAAGGCTGCGGTGAATTTATGAAATAACTTTCGCTTGCCATATGACACTGCTCTGGTCTTTTCATTAAAACCCTGGCCACTAGTACGAGTTGATACCTCGTAGTTAGCAAACAGGTTGAAGTCTACCCATTCCCGGATCATCGATGATACCTTCTTGTGTAGACTCATCTCCCAACGATCATAGGGCTCACGCTCTGGATCATTGAAAGTTCTGATAGCCACATGAGAAAGCAAGATGACATTCATCTTTTTCTCAAGTAGCAAATCAAACATTTTAAGTATCCGCCTATATAACTCAGCGGACTCTGTGTAACCTTTACCAAAACCTAATGACTCAATGGACTTAACTGAATGCATGTCGCAAACTTTTTGTTGCACAAGTTTCTCAGCCCAGTCAGTGGTATCAAAAACCACAGTTTTGTAATCATGTTTATCTTCATAAAGAGTTTGTAATTGTTTAACAATGTCATCGTATGACTTGCACAATGGAAAGGAAGATACATCTAAGAAGTTAGTTCCTTCCTCTGTCTTAACGAATACAGGCCTAGGTGCATTAGATGCAAAGGTAGTCTTACCTATCCCATCAGTTCCTGCTACATTTATTTTTATTGCTGGCACTTTGATGCCTGTTTCTATGGTATCCAATAGACTCACCTTGCTCTCCTTATATAATGGTTAACATTTAGATCTTCTTGAGAACCAACATGTTCTTCCCATATGTCTACCAAGGTGCTTGGTAAATACATATCATTTAACTTTTTCATTTTGCTACAGAACTGTTCAAAATCTTCACAGCCTCCAATAACATACTCAGCATCCTCAGTTAAACCGATTAAAAAATCTCCTATCTTACTCATCACTTCCTCCTTTTAATGGATCAATAAATGTGACATAAGGTCTTTCATTGATCTTAGTTGTCAAACCTTTCTCAATGTATTCCCAAGCCTTTGGATCTTCGTCCTGAAGTTTCTTGGTTGCACGAGTATCTTCCACATACTGTTTAGTAAATGGAAAGTTTTGTAGTTCTTTTGATAAATCATTTAAGAAGTCTTGGTCCCATGACTTGGTGACCTTGTATTGAACTCTTAAATCTTTAGGTATCAAACCGTTTAGCTGCACCCTTTTAGATCCACCAGAGTTTGATAATGATTTGGTGACCTCAACAACTTCTGGACATTGAGCAATAGCTTCGTCTAAAAGTTTTGATTCTTCACGCAGTTTTGATTGGTTAGATAGATTTGCTTTTTTAAGCTTCAACAAATCTACCAGACCATAAGTTTCATAGTTAGTTTTATCTTCCATAAGTTTGTCTCCAATAACAAATACAAATACCATCATAATGATTATCAAAACTTTGTCAACAATCTTCTTTACTTTTTGTATCATGTCCCTTATCATTGACTTCGATGCGCTTCATTCGTCTCTTCCCCCTCGGAGGTTGACGTCCTCCTTTTTTAGAAGCGCATCACCTAACAAGGAGAGAAATGGAACTAAAAGATTACATAGAAAAACGTGGAGAAGAGAGTCTTGCAAAAGAACTCAAGGTCTCAGTGTCCACCATTAGGTCTTGGAGATACAACACAAGACAGCCTTCTGTAAACCAGGCTAAGAAATTAATCAAGATGACCGGGCATGCTCTTGATTGGGAAAGTATTTATGGTGCAGTAGAAGAGAGTTAGTCTTGGAATTACATTTAAATAAAAAAGGAGAAGAGATTCTTGGCAACAAGAGAAAAGAAATGTTGGTTTCTTTTTATGAGAACAACTTTCATTTAATACCTTGTGGATCTAAGACAGACGTCATACCAGATTACTTTAAAACAAGACATCCTTATGAAGATGATGATGTGTTGGTTAAGCGCTGGGCTAAGACACCAAGAGTTAAGTGGGCAGACTACATTCAAAAGCAAGCACACTTAAAAGAAATCAAACAATGGTACTTACAATTTCCAAACTGTAATTGGGCAGCTGTCACAGGAATTAATTTTGTGGTGCTTGATGCAGACACACAAGAAGCTTGTGACTTTTGTGAATCAGGACAGATCACAAGAACAACACTCAAGCAAAGAACACCAAGAGGTGGCTATCATTATTTTTATGCTATTAACCCTGAACTAAAAATAAGAAACACCACAGGCAGACTTGATGTCAGAGGAGAGGGTGGCTATGTTATGGTCTCACCTTCAGACCATTACATGTTTGAAAGCGTGGACGGTGTTGGACCAAGCGACATGGATGACTTGCCCATACTTACAAGTCAAGACATGAATATCATTTATGACTTTAATAATGTAGGCAGATCAAACTCAGATTTAAAAACACCGCTATCAATGGATGGTGTTGGCAGTGGCATGAGAAACGATACGCTTGCAAGATTGGTAGGCAAATGGATTCTCGAAGGTTGGGGCATGCGTGAAGTCATCATCAAGTCTTTGGATTGGAATCAAACTAACAACCCACCTATGAGCGTGCAAGAAGTATTGCAAACTGTAAACAGTATTTGCATTGGGCACTTAAAAAGAAACCCAGACGATGTAGCTGGTATCACAGAGTGGAAGACAAGTCAGTGGCAGATACAACTAACAGACGAACTCAAAGAGATCATGGATCAAGAAGATCCTATCGAACAGCAAAAGAAAAAAGAAAGACCTGAACGAGATCCGCTTGGCCTCAAAACATTTGGTGATCCTTTTTGGGATGGCATGGACTCAGATCGCATCGAACAGTTTTGGGGTGATGCATTTATCTTTGAACAATCAAGAGTCTTGCTCTTGGGTAAACCAAAGATTGGTAAGTCACATTGGTTGGGTGCATTCGCTGCTGCCGCTACAACAGGCACAGAGTTTATGGGCAAACAATTCAATAGACCTTTAAAGGTTATGTGGTTACAAGCAGAGATCATTCATGAGTTCTTAAAGAAAAGAATCGACATGTACTATCAGCCTTTCATTCATGACAGAGAGATGTTAGATCTTGGTAAGTCAAACCTCATAGCCTCTGGAAGATTAAGAAAGAACATCATGAGAGATAAAGACATTGATGAGATAGCTACAAGTATTGACTATCACAAACCTGATATTGTCATGATCGATCCAGTGATTAACTTCTTTAGTGGAGAAGAGAACTCTAACTCAGAGATCCACGAGATGTTATCGCGTGTCGATAAGCTGATAGAACTCTTTGGTGTTGCTGTCATCATTGCTCATCACACTGGTAAAGAACGAGCAGATGATCTGTCATTCATGTCAGCGCGTGGTGGTAGTGCCTTCGCTGGTTGGATGGATTCTGGTATCAAGCTGTCTGGTAAGAAACCTAACATCGATATCTTTTACGAGGCAAGGAACGCAAGAGAACCAGATCAACACTTAGCCTACTTTGATTTTGATCGTGGCTTTTTTAGGGTGGTGGATGCATCAGACTCACCAGACGAAGTAGAGATAGCGAGAGTGGTGGCCGCGGCAATGGACAGGCGCAAGTTTTATACAAGGCAAGAACTCGAACTGCTAGCAAGACAAGCATTGAAGGAAAGCGACATGGCTTCAGGAGAGAGAGCCGCAAGGTACGCAGTGTCACATGTGCAGAAGTATCTAGCAGAGAGAGTCAAGACTCACAGTGTGCCAGGTAAGAACGCATGGTATTACTTAGCAGATAACGAGATGAGAAAACCTTGGGAAGATGATGGATAACTTAGAGACAATAACAGATCCGATTGAGGAGGTCTTGGAGTTGATGGTCAAACATCAGCTTGCAGTGGTTGCTGATAAGAAACTTGATTTAGTTAAAGTGATTAGAAGACTGCAAAGACAACTTGCAAAAACAAAAGAAACAAATAAAAACTTTAATGAGCAGTGGAAATTTTTGCACGATGCACATGAAGATTTAATGGGACAAGTGGAGAGAATCTATGGAGTCTAAT